CTGTATTAACTGTACCTGCACCGCCTGTATTAGCACCGCCGCCGCCTCCGCCGCCGCCAGTTCCGCCGCCGCCAGATGGTTGTCTTGCTCCTGTATTTCTAGATGCGCCGCCGCCTCCGCCGCCTCCAAAAACTGTATTTGTTGGTCCTATGGGTGTGCCGTATATGGGTGCAAAATCTGTTCCTGCTCCTCCAACTCCTGCTGGTGGGCCTGAAGTTCCAACTGCTGTTGCTCCTCCGCCGCCACCGCCTCTATATGTAGTTCCAGGAGAGTTAGGTACTGTGCCACCATTTCCTCCATTATTACCTTGAGGTGGACTTACGGGTGGTGTGTTTCCAGCTGCTCCAGTGCCTGAAGGGCCGCCTCCACCGCCTCCTGATCCGCCTGTAGAACCAGATCCACCTTGACCTGCTCCTCCGCCTGCTGAAGTTATTGAAAAACCAGATGAAACTGATCCATTTGTTTCGGGAGCTCCTCCACCCCCAATTACTATTGGATAACTTGTGGCAGTTACAGGATGGCTATCGTCAGTAACTGATCTAACTCCGCCAGCTCCGCCGCCTCCACCTCCTACTGTGTAAGAAGATCCATCTCCGCCTCCTCCTCCACCTGCTATAATAGTATAAGAAATACCTGCAGTTGGAGGTGCTTTTGAAACGACAAAATTATCTGATGAAGTAAAAGTATGAACTTTATAATCACCAAATTCAGTTACTGTTCCACCAGTGGCTTCAATAAAACTTTTTCCACCGCCGCCTATTCCTCCGAATCCTGCTGCTGAGGCTGCGCCTCTTGCTCCAATTATTGGCATGTTCTTTCTTCTCCTATGTTATTACGCGAACTGTGTTTGAGCCGCAAATACTGTGAAAGCAGCACTTCCAGTTTTAATTACAGTGTACGTATATATGTCAACAGAGTTAGCGTTACCAGCTGAAGGTGCAGCTCCACCTTGATATTCTGGAGTAACACTTGATCCGTCAATTGTAAAAGCTGATTGATAATATGGTGAGCCTGTATTTGTTACTAAGAAAGCAACTGTGATTGACTCATTTGTGTCCATAATATTGTTTAAAGTTGTAGAACCATCACCTCTAATGTTAACTGTAAAGTTACCAGCAGCTGCTGTTGTATGGTAAAGAACAGATTGTGTAACTACATCAAAGTTAGTTACGCCTGTTGTACCCGTTGCAGCTATAGTTACTTTTTCTGCGATTTGTTGAATTTTTCCACCACCATTAATTGTAACTCTACCAGTTCCTTTTGGTGTTAACGTCATGTCAACGTTTGTGTCACCACCTGTTACTGAAAGTGCAGGACTGCCGCTTGATGCAGCGTTGGTAACTGAAAATTCGTTAACAGCTGAACCTGTTGTAGCAAATTTAATTTGCTCATTAGAGTTTTCATCTAAAATAGCTTTTGTATTATCAATAATAATATTTTGACCATTAGTGTCTAAGTTAGCTGAAAGTTGCGGTGAGAAGTCTGAAGATAATTCTGTGAAAGCTGTGTCCACAATGTTCGTACCATCACCATAGACCATCTTCGTGCCTTTGTCAGCTGCAGCCCATACTACTCCAGATCCTGAAGATGTTTTGACTGTTACTGAATAAGCGCCTGAAGTGGCATTGTCTACGATGTAAACTTTTTCTACTACAGGAACAACTACGTTAACGTTTGTTGTAATAGTTCCAGTTAATTGTAATACTGCATTTTTTCCATTGGAAACCGCACCATTAGAAACTGTTAATGTTGCACCTGTTGTAGCATTAAGAGCTACTGCTTCATAACCAGCAATTGCTTGTTCTACGATTAATAAATTTGTGTTTGTAATTTGTCCCCAAGTTCCCGAGTTTTCACCGGTTGCTTGAACTGTAAGTTTTAAAAAACTTGATGTTGAATTCGCCATAATTATTTACTCCGATTTGTTATTTTTATTAAATTTAAGCTGCGGTGTCAACCTCTTTCCAAGTAGCGGTTGTGCCGGTATTGACGGTTTCCCAGATTAAAGCATTAAGCGATCCAGTAGACGTTGTCAAGTTATTTCCAGTTAAACTTACCGTCCCCGTTCCTGTTAAACTTACACTACCAACTGCACTTGTCAAGGCTATTCCTGTAGGAGAGGCAATAGTATTTGGAGTATAAATACCAGATCCTAAAGAGGCTGTTAAACCTATTCCTGTAGGTGCTACTTGTATAGAATCAGATACTCCACCCCAGTCTAAAGCACCCCATGTAGATCTTCCCCAACCTACGTTAATTTCAGTAGATATTCCTACATCAGCAACTGTTGAAGTTAATCCAAATCCTGTTGCTACACCAACATTGTCTCCATCGTTATTCCATAAACCTTCACCCCAAGTTTTTCTGCCCCAACCAGCATTTACTTCAGCAGTTGCGGTTACAGAACCAAGACTAGCAGATAAACTAAAACCTTGAGCGATTGTAGTTCCAGGTATACCCCAACCTAAATCACCCCAAGTTTGTCTGCCCCAACCAGTGTTTACTTCAGTTGTTAAAGATACTGAACCTAAAGAAGAGGATAAACCAATTCCTGTTGGTGAAGCATTGGCGGTTGCTGTATTTACACCCCAACCTAATTCTCCCCATTCTTTTCTGCCCCAACCAATATTTATTTCACCACTAATTGTTACTGATCCAAGGTTAGCTGTTAAACTAATTCCTGTTACATCAACATCTACAAAATTTTCATTATCTCCCCAAACCTGTCGACCCCAAGCTTCTCTGCCCCAACCTTTATTTATTTCTCCAGCTGTTGTTTCATCACCTAAAGTGGCGGTCATGCCTATTCCAGTTGGCTGTGCTGTTTCGTTAGCAAAACTTACACCCCAACTTAAAGCACCCCATGTAGATCTTCCCCAACCAGAATTTACTTCTGCTGTGGCTGTAACATTTTGTAAACTTAAACTTAATGGAAGTCCTGTAAGTGTTAATGATAAATCATCTTGATTACCCCAAGGACCTGTACTCCAACTTAAAGATCCCCATGCATCATTAACAATATCTAGTTCTCCTCCCATTCCTATTCCGTGATAATAACAATAGTAAAAGAGATCTTGTGCGCTTGCGGGTGTAATTTCTACATATCGAGTTGTTGCTGAATTAAAAGTTCCACTAGCGTAATCAGAATAAGGAACTGATGATCCATCTAAATTATAAACAACTCCTGTTTCTATTCTTCCAGAGTTAGGATTTGATGAATCATTTGTAAATAATAATGGATGATTATCGTTTGATGAAGCGTCTTGATTAAATCTTAATGTAGCACCTTGCGTCCACACAATATCCATATCACGAACACCGTCGAGATAATAAACATTACCTGTTGCGCCACCGCCATTATACAGTTGCCCCGTTGCGACTGTGACTGTGTAAGTTTTATCCGCCATAGGAGGTTTCTCCTATTATCCGGATATTCTTAATATCGCTGCTGCTGTTGTGAATGCTGGGAACTGAATTGTAAAAGTTCCTGAAGTTGCAGTTTTATCACTACCAAAATCTAAAACTACTACGGCGTCAGTTGTACCTGAACCAGCTCCCATAGTTGTGTTGTAGATTAATGCACCCCTTGCTGTGATAGTTACTCCTGTGAAAGATAAATTAGAAAAGTTAGTTATTGCTACTGCTGAAGCTACTGAAGTTCCAGTGTTAACTAATGCTTTACCGCCTGCTGAGTAAGTACCTGAGTTTGCTACTTCAGTATTAGATCCGCCGCCTGGGTTGGTTGAGTAAGTTGCTGTGTTTGCATTTAAAGTTGCTGAAGATGTGTAAAGAGCTAATTTAAAAGTGTCTCCACCTGTTTGTTTGAAACTGTGGTCTCCGTCTAAAAGTTCTTTTTTAAAACTGCTACATACTGCTTGTGTTATTGCCATAAAAACTCCTTATTGTTTTCCAATTCGAGGAACACCACTTTGATATTCATCTCGTCTTCGTCTTCCCATTTGCTCAATTGAGAATCCTTTAACTGCTTCAACGTATTTTTTATCATAATGTTGGAGCATGTCAAGTGGACCTTTCAAAAATCCATATGCCTCTACTAGGCAAGCATACAATAAGCCGTTGGGAAATTTTTTACTTAAGTATGTAGTAGCATTTGTACTAGATAATCCTTGTGGTTTCAAGATATAATTTAATTGAATTGAGTAAGTAGCATTAGGGACCGGGGCAAAAACCAAATGCTCTTCATCCCAGTAGCTATAGTATTTTGGAACTCCTGTAGCATCAGATTTGTTATATTCTGCCATAAAATTGGTATCTCTATAGTCTAGGAAGTCTCTTTCAGTACCTGCTCCTACACCACTCGAGTCTACAATTTGAGCAGATCTAACTATTAAAAGATCGTCGGGAGTTTGAACATATCTCTGATCTACAGTCAAAGTAGCTGTAGCATAAAATCTATTATTATCAGAATCAACTTCTCTAAGTAGTCTAAATTCAGCATCTTCAATGAAACCATTTATAATAGTATCAGTAAAAACATTACTGTCTACTTCTGTGTAGTCTCTAATTTTTGTTTTTAATTCATCGTATGTCATGCTCTTACATTAACAGGTCCTACCAAAACTTCAAGACCGCCTCCCGTTTCTGTTGATGTTGCGTTAGATTTTAAATTAAAAGTAAAACT